TAGTACGTGCTACACCGGTTGACATGGAATGCGATTTTATGCGCGTTAAATCGTATATTAATCGCAAACAAGGCGATATAGTAATATCCAAAGACCTTGAAACCCCAATTAAGGGTAAACACGTCTACATTATAGATGATATCTATGATACAGGAAATACAATGAAAGCCGTTATTGAATATCTAGAAGTTAAAAAACCAGCTTCAATTTCAATTGTAACCCTAGTAGCAAGAAAAAACAGCCCTTCTCCTGAACAAAAATCATATCATGCTTTTACGATTGATGAAGAGTGGATTGTAGGGTATGGTTTAGATAATGAAAAAGGAAATATGAGAAACTTATCTTCAATTTGGGCTCTTTAAGTATAATTTTTATATTTACACAAAATTAGTTATAAAATATGGAAAACAAACGTAGAAAAGTTCATGAGGAACTAGAGGTTGTACGAGAAGGATTTGCAAATGGAGTTGCACCTGGTTTTCCCCTTTCAAATGATGAAAAAGCTGATATGATTGATAAAGCAGAGATTGCTTTTGGTCAATTTTTAGATGCTTTAAAATGTGATTGGAGAAACGATCCAAATTCAATGGAAACACCTCGTCGAGTAGCTAAAGCATATGTAAATGATCTTTGGGAAGGTCGTTATACAGCAATGTCTCCAATTACCTCATTCCCCTCAGATGGTTATGATGGTGTAATTATTGAGCGTAATATCCCTCTTACTTCAATGTGTTCACACCATCACCAAACAATTGGAGGTGTAGTTCATATTGGCTACATTTCAGGTGAACACGGACAAGTAATTGGTTTGTCTAAATTAAATCGAATTGTAGAATTGTTTGGTCGTAGAGGTGCTATCCAAGAGCAATTAACCTCAGCAATCCACAATGCGGTAGATAAAATTACTGAAGGTAATTTAGGTGTAATTGTAACTGTGGTTGCTAATCATTCTTGTGTATCTTGTAGAGGTGTTAAACATCAAGGTGCTGCTATGGTTACTACTAAAGCATCAGGTGCTTTTAGAGATGATACAAATCAAGCACGTAAAGAATTTTTTGACAGTTTAAAAATTAATAATGGAGGACATCAAATTTAAAAATTATGAATAATTTTAAAGACGAAATTGCACTTGAATTGATTAAAGGTTTAGGTACGCTTACCTCACTTAGAGATAGGGACCAATTTAGTATGACCCCTGAAGCAGAATGGGCAAATATTATGGCTGAAAAAATTGCTTCTAAGTTTGAAAAGGAATATGTACCATTTGTAAGTGAGGTAGAAGAATTCAATGCTTTAATGAATAAGCCAAACAATTATGAACCTACAATTCCAGAAAACAAAGATGAATGGATGTTTGTCTATAATTTCATTCTTGAGGAACTTGAAGAATATAAGCAAGCGTGTGAAAATGGGGATATCGTTGAGGTTCTTGATGCTTTGTGTGATATTACTTATGTTTCCCTTGGGAACGGTGCTATGCTACATGGTCTTAAAGATAAAGTTTGGAAAGCATACCAAGAAGTCCAAGCATCAAATTTATCAAAGGCTTGCCAAACTGAGGAGGAAGCTCAAAAAACAGTTGAAAAACGATCAGCTGAGCAAGGTGAAGAGTGTCATTATTCAAAGGTTGGTGATAAGTTTATTGTTTATAGAACGAGAGATTATAAAGTTATGAAGAATATCAATTACTTTAGACCTGATCTAAAACAATTCTTTTAATGAAGTATAAATCTTGTCATGTCACAAGAAAAAAAGAAGGTGAGTATACTGCTCACCTTTGGACCGATTCAGGATATAAAACTTTAGATTGGGAATACCCAGCTTATAAAGAAGACTCAAATGGTAATTTTGTAGGTCTAAAGGGAGAGAAATTATCTAAAACTACTAAATGGAGTAAAGAAGATCCTACTCTCCATTTCCACGATATGAGGCCTTATCAAAGGTTTCTTATTGATTTGTATGGTAATGATGATGAACCCTCTACTACTCATCGTGAAGTATTTTTTGATATTGAGATTGAAATGGGAGGAGCTCTTACTGAAGAGTATATTAAAAGTGCTCCTAAACCTGTTACCTCAATTGCTTGGTGGGATAAACAAGCAGATCAATGGGCTATTCTAATTTTAGATAAAAAAGGACAACTAAATAGAACTAAAGCTAGAAATAAAGAAATAATCCCAGTTGCTACTGAAAAGGAATTATTATCTAAATTTTTGGATAGGATGGAAGAGATTTCACCTGATATTCTAGTAGGTTATAATAGTGATTATTTTGATATTCCTTATCTATTTTACAGAATACAAAATGTTCTTACTAAAAAGGATGCCTATAGATTATCTCCAATTAGGGTAGTTCAAGATACTTCTCAATGGAATAGGGATGGTTGGTTAAATATAGCAGGAGTTCAATCTCTTGATTATATGAAATTACACCAAAAGTTTAGTTTTAGAGATGAACCATCTTTTAAATTAGATGCTTTAGGGGAAAAATATTGTAATCTTAATAAGATCGAGTATGATGGAAATCTTGATAGATTATTTGAAGATGATATCCACACCTTCATTCAATATAACTTTCGAGACGTTGAAATCTTAAAAGCATTAGATGAGAAATTTCAATACCTATCTTTAGCAAAAAACCTAGCCCATAAAGGTAAAATCAATTACCAGGACGTCTATAAAAATAGTATGGTTCACGATGGTGCCATTTCAGCTTATCTATTAAGTCAAAATATAATCCCCCCATCCCGTGATAGAAATCCTATTACAAAGAAAAACTATGCTGGTGGTTATCTATTTTGCCCTACAGCAGGTATTTTCAAATATATGTTTGATGAGGATTTAACTTCACTATATCCTTCAATTATTATGTCTTTAAATATTGGTAAGGAAACCCTAGTAGGTAGGGTGTTTATGCTTGATGAAAAGGTAGTAGTTGAAGGTAAAGAAATATTCAATTGTAGATATGCTTTAAATGATCTAAAAGCAATGGATCCGGAATCTACTCTATTAATCCAAAATTCTAGCAGAAAAAATACCCGTATTAAAGTTAAAAATATTATTGATCTAATTGAATCTGAAAACTTAGCTATTTCAGCTAATGGAGTAATGTATAGAACTGATTTTGATTCTGTATTAAAAACTATACTTGCTAAATGGTTTGAAGAACGAGTCAAATATAAAAACGAAATGAAAACTGCTTATAAAAGTGGTGATAAAGAACTAGGAGAATTAATGCACTTAAAACAACATACAATGAAAATTTTGCTAAATAGCTTGTATGGTGCTACTGCTCTTGGTAGTTTTAGATATGGCAATGTAATTCTAAGTGAAAGTATTACCCTAACAGGGCAACGTATTATCCAAGAATCAGCATTGTTTGCCAATAGACATATGAATCAAGTAATGAATGATAAAATTGAATTATGTTAAGTAAACAAACATTAAGAAAAGGAGTAGTAGTTAAATGTGAAGGTGAATTACTCTCTAAAGATGAAATTATTTCCTTAAGTGAAAATTGGGATGAAAAACAAGAAATGTTTTTTAGAAAAATGCTCAAACAAGGCGGGAAATTCTCAGTTGGTGGACGTAAATTTACAATCTCAACCCCTGATGTAATTTACAATAGTAAAGGAGAAATTGAAGCTACCTTATATAACAACGAAGAGGAAGAATGAAACAACTAGAGACCACACCCTGGTTTATCTGTGATAAAGAAGATGAGAATTATTGTGTTTATGTAGACACAGATTCTAATTATTACAACGCAGAACCAATGCTTAGGAAATTATATCCTAACTTTGATTCAATGTCTGAGGAAGAACGGGATGAGGCTCTAGAAAAAATTGCTTTAAAATATCAAGACCTAATTACAGATTATTATGATACTCTAGCTAGAGAAGCTTTCAATATAAAGGATCACAGGTTTGAAATGAAAACCGAATGTATGATCCGCTCAGGTTATTTTAGAGCTACTCGTAGATACGCTCAATGGATTACTAAAAAAGAAGGTGTATCAACAGATGATTTAGATATCAAAGGGTTAGAATTTATGAAAGCTAATTTCCCTAAGATATTTAGTGATTTCTTTAAAGACGTGCTTCAAAGAGTAATTAAAGGAGCCCCACAAACTGAAATTGATGATCTTCTTCAAAAATTTAGATCCAAAGTATTAGCCCCTGATATGGATATTACTTTACTAGGTAATCCTACTCGGGTTAAAACCTTAAGTAAATATAAAGAAGCACCTCCCAGACCAGGAGAAATGTTTTCAATTATAGCTCAAGGTGCTCCTGCTCCTGTAAAAGCAGCTATCAAGTATAATGATTTACTTACTTTTTGGAAATTAGATAAACAACATTCTAAAATTACTCAAGGTGATAAAATTAAATGGGTTTACTTAAAAGATAACCCTTATAGGATTGATGCTTTAGGATTCTTAGACTTTGACCTACCAGATAAAATTCGTACATTGTTAAATGAATTTGCTGATAAAAATAAATCTTTTGAAACTATTTTAGAAAGTAAGTTAGCAGGATTCTATTCTGATATGGGATGGGATTTTAATTTAAACCCATATCGAAATTTGTTTTTTAACTTTTAATTTATGATTAATAAAGGCACTCTTCAATCCATCATTGGAAAATATTATTTAAATGGGCTAATTGAGTCTGTAAAATGGACTACGGAAGATAAAGCGTTAAATATTAATTTCCAATCACCCAATAAAGAGATGATTGGATGCGTTAAATCCACGGATTTCCCGCTAGAAAACAGCGAAATAGCTGTATTTGATACATCAAAACTCAATAAACTATTAGGAATTGCTAGTGGAGATATAGTATTAGAATTAGAAAAAACCAAATCCATTTACACTAAACTAATCATCTCAGATTTAAATTATACTCTTAATTTTTCTCTTTCGGATCTACTAATGATCCAAGAAGTAGGCAATGCTAATGACCCTAATGAATATCAAATTGTAGGAGAATTAGGAAGTGATGAGATTAGTGCTATTGTAAGAGCCCATAATGCTCTTGAGAGTGATAATGTAATTGTAAAAGTTGATAAAAATCTAGATAATGAAGATATTCTAGTTATGTCATTTGGGGATAATGCTAACCACGCAAACAAAATTGATTACCAAATTCCCAACTCAGAATTAAAGGATATTCCCTATGGAATGAAACTTCCATTTAATTCATCTCTAATTAGAAATATTTTAAATAATAATAAGGATGCTGAATCTGCTTTGTTAAAAGTAAATTCCCAAGGATTAATGAAATTAGAATTTGAAGGTGATAATTGGGAAAGTTTTTATTACATTATACGAAAGGCAGATATTTAATATATGTATAACCACGAAAGAATGACCCTAGGGCATTAATTTTTTTACTAACCCGCTGATCTTAACGACAGCATAAATTTAAAGTGATATGAGTACACTATTTCAAGAGAGATATCTCTCACCATTCGATCTATTATTCAAAGACTTTTTTAGGTCTGATTTGAATTTTCAACCGGCTATTGAAGCCAAACATTCCCACCCTGTAGACATTTTTGAAACCGATAAAGGACTTCATTTTGAAGTTGCTTGTACTGGTTTATCTAAAGAAGATGTTGAATTAAATCTTGAAGGGGATATTCTTAAAATTTCATATAGTAAAGATGCTGAAGCGGCTGATGCTGAAGCTCAAGGACGTAATTACATTCATAGAGGTGTAGCTAAACGTTCATTCAATTTAGGTTATAAAATTGCTTCTAAATTTAATTTATCTAAAGCAGAAGCAATGATGGAAAATGGATTGCTAGCAATTCGTATCCCATTTGCTGAAGAAGCAAAACCAAAGGTTTTGAAAATTAAGTAAGTTATAATTTGGAGCTCTAGGGTTTCTTTCGTATATTTACCGTGAACACTAAATAAGTTATAATGCCAAAAGAATCAAAAACACTAAATTTTATTACAGATCCGGTCCTAGAACCGTATTATATCCAACTAGATGAATATTGTTATATCGCCCAAAAATCTACATTTTCAGAAAAGGGGAATGAATATCAAAACACCATTGGACACTATACTTCTTTGGGAAATTGTTTAAAAGCTATTGCTCGCGATAGTATTAATTCTAAAAGTTATAATTCAGTAAAGGAATATTTAAAATCATTTGAACAAAAATTAGAAGAAATAAAAAACGTAGTTAAGTTATGAGTTTAGAAGCAGTTTATAATGCCATTATTGTAAAACCTGTTGAGGTAGAAGAAACAAAGTATGGTAATATTGTAGTTCCTGATTTAGGAAATGAAACTAATAAAACAGGAGAAGTAGTAGCAGTTGGTCCTGGTACAAATTATGCCGGAATCGGTTTTGTAGAAAGTCAAATTGAAGTAGGAGATATTGTAGTATTGCCTACTATGGGATTTACTAAATTCGAATATGAAGGTCAAGAGTACTGGATTGGGAAAGAAAATGAAGTTTTAGCTAAAATTAAAAAAGAAAATGAGTAAAGTTATTGAATTTGGCCCTGAAGCAAGACAACAACTTGTAAATGGGATTGATAAATTGGCAGATGCTGTAGTATCAACTTTAGGTCCTAATGGACGTAATGTGGTAATTGCTAATCAAGGTTATCCTCAAAGCACGAAAGATGGTGTGACGGTTGCGAAATCAATTTCATTGAGCGATAATGTAGAGGAAGTAGGAGCGTCAATGGTAAAACAAGCTGCTATTAAAACAGCTGATCAAGCCGGAGATGGTACTACAACTTCTACATTGTTAGCTCGTGAGATGGTAAAAGCAGGTCTTTCTCACCTTAATAATGGTGCTAACGCAGTAGAAATTAAAAGAGGAATTGATAAAGCAGTCTCCCAGATAGTAGAACTTCTCCGTGAAAATTCTGAAGATATTTCATCAGAAGAACAACTAGAACAAATTGCTACCCTTTCAGCAAATAATGATCCTGAAATAGGAAAAATGATTGCTACCGCAATGCAAAAAGTAGGGCGTGAAGGAGTTGTAACAATTGAGGAATCTAAATCAGGAGACACATATTTAGAAACAGTAGAAGGGATTCAATTTAATCGAGGTTACAAATCACCTTATTTTGTTACGAATAACTCTACAATGTCAGCAGTATTGGATAAACCCTATATTTTAATTGCTGATGAACGTTTTACGAAGGTAAAAGATCTTCTTCCTGTATTGGAAGGAGTATCAGGAACCGGACGATCTCTTCTTATCATTGCCGAAGACATTGATAATGAAGCACTCGCAACACTTGTTGTAAACAAGATGCGTGGAACTTTAGCTGTTTGTGCCGTTAAAGCTCCTGAATTTGGAGAACGACGCAAATTAATTTTGGAAGACATTGCTGTCCTAACCGGTGGAGAGGTATTTAGCAAGGAAAAAGGAATGAAACTTGAGAAATTCTCTTGGGATTGGTTTGGAGAAGCAAGAACAATTAATGTAAACAAAGAATCAACTACAATTGTAGATGGAAAAGGAGAATCAGGACGAATTGAAGCACGTATTGAAGCGCTACAGCAACAAATCGAACAAGCAACAACGCCGTTCGAAGTTGAGAAGCTCCAAGAAAGACTTGCGAAATTCGTCGGGGGAGTGGGAATAATCCACGTTGGTGGACTCACAGAAACCGAAATGAAAGAAAAGAAGGATCGTGTAGACGATGCCCTTCAAGCAACAAAAGCCGCTATTGAAGAAGGAATTGTCCCTGGTGGTGGTGCTGCCCTACTTTATGCTCGTGAAGGAGTTAAAGAAGTAGATAATATTGGTTCCCAAATTGTATATCAAGCTTGTGGTAAACCATTTAGTCAAATTCTAACCAATGCTGGTCACCCAGAGGTATCTAGTCTAATAATTGCTAATACTTTAATTACCGAATCTCAGGTTAATATGGATGTTTGGGTAGGTTATGACCTTAAAACTGAATCTATGGTTGATATGAAAGAATCAGGTATTATCGACCCCGCAAAAGTAACTCGAACTGCTCTTGAAAGCGCAGCTTCAGTAGCAGGAACTGTCCTACTTACAGAATGTGTAGTAGTAGAAGATCCTGATAACAAAGAAGAAGCAGATCCTATGGCAGGTATGATGAATGGGATGATGTAATGAGAGTAAAAAAGCAAGAACATCTTGAACTTATTGCCGAAAGACAAGCACCTGGGGATCGTTGGGTGCTTGTTGGTGATAAGATTGTACATAAATCTCTTACTGAAGCTTTAGAAGCCTGGTTCCAAAAATCAGGTGAAAAAGCTGAATTTAGACTTGCTCCCTTGGATAGTAAGTTGTATGTTATACGCACAGAAGAGGTAGAAATAAAACCAGAACCACCTAAGAAATTTAATATTTATGGTGACTACTAAAGAACACACTTTACTAGTAGAAAAATATCGTTCTAAAGGATTAGATGAATATGTTGGTAATGAACATATTAAAAAAACTATTCAACAATATCTAGATCAAAACGATATTCAAAATCTTATTTTCTATGGTCCTGCGGGTACAGGAAAAACTACACTAGCAAAACTTATTGTAAATAATCTTAACTGTGACTATCTTTATATCAACGCCTCAGATGAAAGAGGTATTGAAACCATTAGAGATAAAGTATCAGGGTTTGCTAGTACAGCTTCTTTTAAACCACTTAAGGTGGTTATTCTAGATGAAGCAGATTTCCTTACAATTCAAGCACAGGCTTCTCTTCGAAATGTAATTGAAACATTCTCACGTACTACTCGTTTTATTTTAACGTGTAATTATGTTGAGCGTATTATTGATCCACTTCAATCACGTTGTCAAGTACTTAAAGTAATACCTCCTTCTAAAGGGGAAGTAGCAGCTCATATTGCTGGTATTATGGAGCAAGAAGGTATTTTATTTGAACGTGAAGACCTAAAAACAATTGTAAATCAATACTACCCAGATTTACGTAAGTGTCTTAATACAATTCAATTATCAACCCAAGATCAAAAACTTGTAATCGATAAATCAATACTTGTATCATCTAATTATATGGTTCAAGTAATTAAAGAATTAAAGGATCCTAAACCGAGTTGGAGGAATATTAGGCAAATTATCGCTAACGCAAACGTTCAAGACTTTGAGGAGCTTTATCGTTATTTATATGATAACGCTTCTGTATACGCAAATGGAAATGAGGGAATGGTTGCTATTTACATCAACGAATATAGTTATCAGGCTAATTTCCGTATTGATAAAGAAATTAATGCGATGGCACTTATAGGAAAGCTTATGGAATTAAAGCCAAAACTTATTTCCATTTAATGATAAACATTGAAACTATATCAACCCAAGATAACTTATTTCAAGTTTATCGTAAATTAAAAGATAATGAAAAATGGGATTCTATAATTCTAAAAAAGCTATGGAATTGCACCCATGTTTTCAGACATGATGGTATGCTTTATGTATGCCGAGAAATAGAAACAATTAATTATCAACAATCATAAATTATGGAACAACAACCCCAAATGAATGTGAATATTGACCTTAAAAATACAGAGTCGGTAGAACACAAAAACGGAAAAGTATGGGCTCAAGGATTTTTAATCCGTAAAGTCTCTAAGTTTGTAACAGGCACCTCTGAAGATGCTTATATGCCAATCCCGGTATTTTACAACCCAGAAAGCGGTGAAATCCTTCAAGACACACTCCCACCAGAACTAAGAGATGAAGCAAGTCAAAACAATATTTCAGTGGCTGAATGAGATAACTCTTTATAAATCCTCTCCTGAAGATTTTTCACAGGAATCATGGGATAACTTTAATTCTTACATGATACATAGATATTTATCTATGGATATAAATTACATAGATATTGTAAATTATGTTCAAAAGGTTAATCCACAAAGTAAGAAACAAATTTATACCATTTACCGAGAAATGATTCCAAAGAAAAAAGTTTATCTCAAATATGTAAAAAACGAAAACAAGAGAAATTATAAAGAATTAGCTGAATATATTGCTGAATATCTTGAATGTAGTTTAGGTGAAGCTGATGAATATATAGATATTTTACAAGAACACGGCATAAGAAATATTCTTTGGAAGATGGGAGTAGAAGATAAAGAAACAGAAAAGCTAATTAAAAAAGCAGAGTTATGAGTAAATTAGTAGATATGCTAAAAACCTCAGCAATCGCTGATAAATCGAAAGCATTGCTAACCCTAGAATTACTAGAAAATCACCCAGCAGGAATTGGAGATCATTCAACAGAAGATTTTTATAGAAATGCTGAAGAGGCACTAGCTGCTCTAGCTGATGCCGATGATAGACTAGAAGCAATAAATAGGTATTTAGTAAAAAAACAAGTTATTTAAGTTATGGCAGGAAAAAGTATTGATGATAAAACAATTTGGACATTAGATACTACAGGAGTAGAATACGATCCATTTGGAAATAGGTGGGAAAACTACCCAGCATCCGTAGAAAACCAATTAAAAGATAAAGATGCTGTTAAATATCAAATGAATGGTTCTCATAGAGCAATTCAAGATTTTGAAAGATTATATCCTGAATTAGCAGAAGAATTTAAAAATATTCAAAACGAACAGTACGAATTATTTTCTGCTAAAATGATGGATTATGGGTTATCAAACATTTCTTTAGGTTCAAACCTTGATACTAGAGAAGATAGAGATCTTTCACTTACAGGAATTTGGCTTCGTTGTAATGATAAAATTAATCGTTTAAAGAATATGCTAAAACGTAATGGTAAAAATTATGTTCAAGGTGAAGCAATGATTGATAGTTTTATTGATATCTCTAATTACGGCATTATTGCAATGCTTGTACTAAGAGGTAAATGGAAATAAGTTTTGGCTAAAAAGAAAGCCCCCCAAATAGTAAGGGACATCCAAGAAAATAAACCTGAACCGGTTAATTTTGCTTATGAGAA